ACTTTAAGCCATGAAGGTAAATTTTCATACATAAATTTAACCTTTGTAACCATGTTTTTAGCTGTTTCTTGTTTTGTAGCTATACAAAGTATATTTTTATCTTTATTAAATAACATCATCCATAAAGAATAACCAGCTGATAAAGTAGATATACCTAATTGTCTGGATTTTAAAACTATAGAATAAGGATTATCATTAAATAAAGCTAACATTTTTTCTTGAAATGGAAATAATGCAAATTGAATTCTACCTCTTTGAGGGTGTTGTATAAAACAGTATTTTTTCATAAAATGTATAGGATCGCTAGCACATTTTAGATATTCTTGTTTTATTACTTTTTTTATATCACTCATAGAAGAGACTCTATGGGCACTTGGATTTTTGGTTTTTTAAGTTTTGGCATTTTTACCTTCCAGTTCATCTTAAAAGTTAAAATTGGTTGAAAACTATTATTTATACCTATTCCTACCCCATATAATTTTTCTTTTTTAGTTCTTAGTATTAATTCACTACCAGCATAACTTATTTGCTGTCTGTCTCCACCTAAACCGAACCCAACATACAACTCTCTTTCATTAACCTCACGTTCTGTTTGAATTATTGTTGTAGGGTATACTAAATTATATTTAATACCCCTAGATAATATTTTATTTTGTGATATTGTATCATTTATTATAAATGTAACACTGTCTTTTTTTAATGTATCAGTGTAAGCATATGTTGCAAAATATTCTTCTAATACTGAAGCTGTATCTACCGGGATAGTATCATGTACCTCTACTGTATCATGTACAGTTTTAGTTTTCCATTTTACTCGGGTTTTATATTTTGGGATGTAAGTTGGAACCGTTTCTACAATAGTGTCGTATTTAGTTTCTATCTTTACTATTGTTACAGGTTCTGCAGGTAAGGGGCTTTTTTCTCCTCTGCATTCTCTAAGTAAAAATATAACTATTATTAACCCTATTATGATTAGGGATTGAAAGTTTTTAAAGATCTTTTTCAAGTTTTTTCTTTTCAGCTGTCATGTCTTTCAGCTCATCTTTAATTTTATCCTTTGCTTTACCTTCTGCTTCTTTAAACTCTTTAGCTTTTTTCTTCATTTTAGCTGTTAGTTTTTGAAGCTTATTTGATATAGATGCTACTGAATCTTTTTTCTTTAATTCTGCTGATGTTGGTTCTTCATCTTCTTCTCTTAAACTAGAAAATTTTTCACCTTCTCTTTCTGCAGCTTTATAATCATCATCTATAGCTTTAAGAACATCATTTAATGCTTTTCTATAATCCATTCCATCGTACTCGTCATCCATCATATCTTGAAATAAACTAACTATTTGACTCATTTTAGAGTTAGTTTGGTAGACTTCTTTTAAATCTTTTTCATCTTCTTTTTTACCTATAGCAGCTAATTTTCTAAGAGGTTTTTCTTTAGCACCCGTTCTCATTAAATGTTGGATTCGGTTTTCTCTTTCTTCATCAGACATACCTTCTAAAAGTACAGATGTGATTTCGTTTTTGATTGCTTCTTTAAGTTCGGATCTTTTCATCGTAAAGTATTTGTTATACATATTGTGGAGAAAGTGTCTCTTGTATAACTTTGATACGTTCTTCTGTGGTACCTTCGATTTGAATTAAATTTTTAATTCTATTACCGTATCTAGTAATAAAATATCTTATTGAATTATCTATGAGTTGTCTGTATTTAGCATCTGTTTCTCTAATACCATTGTCCTCTATGTCTACACCTTCAGGTGAAACATAAAATATGTAATCATATTCATGTATTAAACAGGAAGCTAATTGTACCAAATTTTCTTTTTCTACGTAATTCATTGAATTTGAACAGTGTGCAAATGCCATAACATCTAAAACTGTTCTGTCTGTAATGATGGCTTTATTCATTAATTCAGATGCTCGTTCAGCTAAAAATACTGTTTGACCTTTTAGTGTAGAATCTGTATTTAAAGGTATACCTAGTGACATTAAGTGTTTAGAACGTTCTGTTCTAGTTATGTATCCTTCAAATGTATCTAACTCCTTTAAAGCATTTACTAATGTAGTTTTACCTACACTCATTGTACCACATAAACCTATTTTCATAATCTAAAATCTTGCTACTGCTTTCATTGATGGGTTCTTGTACCAAGGTAAACCTTCTTTTTCTTGTTGGTACTCTTTAAATTCATCTTTAGTCTTTTCATGACCAAATAAATAATATTTTTCTTCTACACTTCTATCACCTTCTGTTATTCTTTGAATAGCAGGTCCTTCTGGATTATGATGAATCCAATTTTCATTTTCTCCTCCTCTAAATAAATGGTGAAATGCTCCTGCTACCTTTATTGTTTTGTACTCGTAAAATGTTTCTTTTTTAGCCATATTTTTATTATTAATATACGAAAATTATTTTAAATAAACAAACTATGCTCAAAATAATCATTGTATTCTTCCTGTTCTATTATAATACTTTCTGCAACATATATCCCTTGTGCTCCTGATACTGTAATACCTCTTGCCGATAAAGCATCACCTACAAAATGTATATCAGGATAATCTACTAAACTTAAATCATTATATCTTACTAATGGTTCAGGTGATAGATATTTTACCTCAGGCATGTATATTCCCCAATCATCTCCTAATGTTGAAAATACTTCTTTCATGTCATTAATAAAATCTTCAATATAAATAGCATAGTCACCTAATGCATCATATAATGGATCCATACTATCTACTACTTCAGTTTTAACATAATCACCTTCTGATGTTTTAGATGGTACTCTATGTGATGGAGAATAAAATGTACCCTTACCATCTTTTTGTAGTTTTTTAACTGCCTCTCTTGACCAATCAAATGGTTTATCTATACCCTTAATTTCCATTAGTATACCAAAATTGGTCATATCATTTCTATATGCTTCGTCTTTTTTAGCATGGCCATTGTAACTATAATCTCCATATGTGTGTTCTGCTGCTACATAAGCTGCATTATTATTTGTACAAAATGATCTTAATGAAACACCTTTATCTTCAAATTTTCTATATAATTTGAAATCATATGATATGTCTATTAGTTTTTGGAAGTGTTTTTGTGGTGCCTCAAATCTAACTCCTATTTGTACAGATTTAGGTTCAGTAGGTAATTTATATCTTTCAGCTAAACGTTTACCAAAATCAATACCTGATTTACCTACACCAAATATTAATCTATCAAAAAATATCCAATCATCATCCGATTGTAGATATTTTTCAGATGTCATAACAATGTGTCTAGTTTTAAAATCTATTTTGGTTACTCTCCATTGCCAATAAAATTCAACACCATTATCAACTAAATATTGATACCAGTTTTTACCTATTTCATGTAAATAATCTGTGCCAACATGCCATACAGGAAATAACCTTAAACCAAAGTGTGGTTTTATAAAATCTGGTTCTGCTTGGGGATCTGAACATTGTACTGCTTCTGGTTTAGGGTGAAAACGTTTAAAATTTTCTATAACCTGATCCATTAGCTCCATTGCTTTTTCATCTCCACAGTATTTTGATAATTGACCTCCTATTGATGTATGGTATGTTAATTTACCATCTGACCATCCTCCTGCACCTAGCATTCCTGTCATTACTTCTTCAGGTAATCTATCATGGGGGTTTTTACCCATGTCTATGATTTTTATTTTACCTTCATATCCATTATCTATGAGCTTAGTAGCGGCGTTTATGTTTGCTACTCCTGCTCCTACCATTACTGTTACTTCCATTTATATATTTGAGTTTTTTGGGTTAATATACGAAAAAAAAGTGGCATCTCCAAGGGAGACGCCACAACTGTCTAATTATTTTTTTAAAGCGACTGGTTATGAATCAGTCTGTATGTTTTAAAGTCCAGCTAGCTTTTGCCATCTGTTAACTTCTTCGTTAGTTTCTTCTTTTTCTTCTTTAAGATCATCTTCTTCAGATGCACAATGGGCTTCATCTATTTCTTCCTCTGCTACTATTTCTTCTTTCATTCCATCCTCTTCATAGTTAGAATCATATCCACCTTCTTCAACTGTTTCTTCTTCTAGCTCTTCTACTTCATCTACCATTTCAGGCATTTTTTTACCATTTTTCTTTTCATAAAGTTTTTCAA